TGTTAAATTCTTCGTTCTGACCCGGTGTACCCTTTTTCCATTTCTTCGTGGATTCGGGTGTTCCCCAATCAGGCTTGTTCATGTACATGCTTTTTGTATTATCTTCACGAAGAATTCCGTCTGAATAACCTTTTGGAAGATCTTCTACTTCGTAGTCAAGCTTGATGTTTTCTGGATCTACTTTTGAAACCTGGTCTAGCCAGCATCTCCACTTTTCACCTTTGGACTCTACGATCAAGTAGTTTGAACCTAAGTGCTGGATCTTACCAACGATACCTTTGTTTGTAATAACAACTTCTTCACCGAGTTCAAATAAGTCATCACGAATATATGCTTCTCTTAATTCAGAAACCGGTTCTAATTGCACATGGTTTTTAAATTCTTTAGCTTCCTTTAAACCCATGCCCTTACGCACATCATTGAATAGACGCTTTGCATCTTGATTCGACATTGCTTTTGGAAGATTTTGTGCGAAAGAAGTAAAGTTATTATCTTTTGCAAAACCACGTTGTTTAGTTCCTGATGCCCCTGCTGCGCCCTTAGCATCTGGATCACGTTGACCAGCTGATACTAATTTAATACCACCTTCAAAGTTATAAAACCCATGACCGCCTTTTTTACCGTTGTATTTGTTAAGACGTAAATCATACTCATTAACACGGTCTGAACCTGCTACCATAACTACTTTACGGAAACCTTCATCATACAATGCAGAAAGAGCGTGGAATGGTGTTACCACCTTTTTGTTAATCATAACAGATCTAGCATGCTTAGGAAACATTTTCCTTACGTGCTTAATCTTATCTGAATATTGTAGTGGATTTTCTTTAGGATCATTAGAATGCGATAGAAAAATTCTGTATGGATTTCTACCAGCTACAGAGGCAAGTTTATCTAGCAGTTTGCCATGACCAATAGTCGGAGGGTTCATTCTACCAAAGGTAAAATAAACAACTCTTTCTTCTTCAACTAAAAACTGGCTAAAAGAATTAATCATTATGTAGACTTACTCCCACGTTTCTTTTCCATCTCAGCTTTCCGAGTCTTCGGTAAAAGCTTTGTAGCAAGTCTATCTATCTTTTTCTTCATAGCCGGTGTATCAAGACGCTTCTCGATTTCCTGGCGACGAGCAAATGTAAGTTCAGATTTTGGAATATCTTTTGAAATCTTTTTAAAGATTAATTCACGAGCTGCTTTACGCGCTCTCTTCTTTAATTTTTCGGGTGATGCAAACCTACGCTTTGCTCTTTCACGGCCCATCTTAATCCGTGATGCATAGCGCTTAAGTAAACGAGCACGAGCTCTACGTTGCTGAGCAGTCAGTGCCTCATCAACTTCGTCTGTTTCTTCGGTGTATTGAAATACGTGAGTATGACGACCCTTCTTTGAACCAGGATCTTTAATCACTTTATGTTTACCAGTCCAGCCCATGCCAATGTTCTTAGCATGTTTACCACTACCAATAGGATCGTGTTCAGCCTCGTTAGTGTTACCGGTTGGCGTATCCTGTTTGCGCTTCTTTGCGTTCTTCTTAATAATGTCTGGCATTCCTGGAGCATAGTCCACAGCCAAAAAGTCTTTGAAACCTAGTTTCTTATCCATTTAATTTCTTCCCGGTTTATCCCATCCCTTTAATATATCAGGCGAAAAGTTGTTGTACGAGAATTCCATTCTGTCAACAATCTTAACAGCGTCACCACCAAGTTTGTCAATAGCAACGTAGCCTTCAGCTCCCGTTACTTTGTATCCATTACGAGTCTTTACAAATGTTTTAACTTTGTTTAATTTGTTAAGAGTATTTATAAGTTTTAATTTTGCAAGAACGATGACTTTTTGCAAATCAAACATTTTTATGAGGGATTGTTTATTTTTTTCACTAAAAAACTCTAAAATATTATCTAGTTTTGCTTGTTGAGTCGCTTTTCCCTTTTCAGATTTACGAGATGCAATTTCCTTAGCATAACGGAGTCTAATCCAACGGATGAGTTGCTCGGCATGTCGTCTTGAATCTCCAGGGACTTGTCCCTTTCTGACGAACTTATTACCGAATTGCTCAATGAGGCGCGGTAGCTCATCCGATTTTTCGAGCTGCCTGAGGGTTGTGCCCGAGATGGCATTAAAGAGTTTACCAGCTTGCGATAGATATTCATTCACGATCTCCGTATCTTTTTTATCCATAGTAACATTAGTCAAATCACGTAACATAGCGTCTTGCGACCAAACAGCTTTTGATTTCTTAAACTTACTTACATCAACTCCGTACGAAGCTCGCATAGTTTCGAAGGAGTTACCTTTATAGGTTGTATGCCAGACAATTCCAATCTTTGCTGACATAACTGCCTTAGCTGCATCCGACTTTGCAGGCACAGCATAAACGATAGTATTGGGATGAAAGGTAATATAGTCTTCCCCCTTTATTTTTGTCTTGGATATGTCTCCAGGCCCAAATAAGAAGTCACCTTGCACGACGCCTGTGATACCCAAGGCAGGTAGCTCTTGCAAAGCTGCTTTGAGCTTATCAGCAAGATCGCCACTTGCATCAGCGTCAACGTCAGCAGCAGTCTTATAGACCTTGGGATTCTTGTTAAAAATGCCTTTTTTGGCAACAAAGAATTTTCCGTCAGCAGGATCAATACCTGCAAAAATAGCAGGAGCACCATCCCACTTAACAGATACACTACCAGCATGCTCTCCTCTTAACATATCTCTTAATTCACGTAAAGCTAAGATTGCCTGACGTGTTCCATTCACACCACCATAGATGACCTTATCTTCGATATGAGTCATGTGAGTGTTCTTTTGTTCGGTTATGTATGAGCTAAATTTTTCCATGTACTTATTATATTCCATTTAAAGATGAATGTAAACCATTAAAGTTCATACCATTTCATAATACCAGCAGCAGCTTTTGATGATGAGGAAGCTCTGACAGCAAGAGTCAATGTTTCACTTGTTCCGTCGATTAATTCTCCGATCTGATAGTCCCAATCAAATCCACCATCACCGAGAGCAACCGGGGCAGTCTTACCACCCATATATCCACCAGAAACTCTTGTACCGGTGTCTGTAAATGTTTTTGCTTCAAGAGAGTACTGAACGTTATCTGTTGCGTTTGACCAAGTAAACGCTGTGTTCGGTGTTACGTTTTTAAACAACGCCCATTCAAAGTCTGTGTTTGAAATATTTAAGATGTCAGCACCGGAAGGAACAACAATAGCACCCGATTGTCTTAGTCTAATTGTTGCTAGGTTAGTATATGCAGTTCCTACTGTTTGACCAGTAAGAGCAGCTGTACCAATTATGTTCTCTGTAGCTTTAGCTTCGTATCCACCTTCTGACAGTGCCGTGTTACATATCTGCTTAAGAGTTGAACTCGTAGCAGTGATACCGGTGTTTGTTAGTTCATATCTTAAAGGCAGGTTTGGTGTAGTCATATAGACCGATTCATTAATGTTTGCGTTATGAAACGTATGAGCAAGAATGAATTGTCCATTGATAACAAAACCCGCTCTTACGGATCCGACACCCAGCCACTCAATGTCTGTCCAAAAGATTTGAGCCTTTTGCATAGTTAGACTTATTTTTGACGTACCGGAACCATTCAATGGATCACCGTTCCATTCTGTTCTTGGAACACGTGTTTCCACGACAGAACCTGAAGCATATGATCTGAGAACAAGATTTAAGTCTGTACCGTCTCGTTCTAAATAGATTCCGTTCTCATCATCAAAGTATCCGACTCTTTGTCTTAAGTTTTCCTTTGCTTTACTCATCACAAAGGTTGACATCAAGAGCAAGCTCTTACCGGGCTGATAAGAAAACCTGCGTTTTGTTTGTCGAATAACTTGATCACCGCTTGCAGAAGTCACTGTCATATTTACAGAACTTGTGTTTGCGTTGTAGTTTGAGTTTCCCGCACCGGTAAGCTGTTCATCAAACTTATCGTTCTCATTTAAAAGATTATGGCTGTCAAACAACGTGTAAGGAGAAGAGATGCGAAGCCTTCCGAAAGCATCTGTTGCCGTGTTTAAGTTGCCAGCAGGAACGTAAGCAGAAGGACCAGCTTGTCCTGCCACCATTACCACTTCATAGATCTCGTCATTATTATTTAGATATAGATTTCGTTGTGTGCTGAACTGTACCATTTCTTACCTGTATTTAAAGTCACACATTAGTCGAGTTGGATAACCGTCTCCACCTTGAGTGTCTCTTAAGTTTAATTTGAAAACGTATGTAGGCGACTGCATTTCAATATCAATACGCTTACCTTTACCACCTTTACCACCATAATAGATTACCGGTGCACTTACTTTTGCCGCAGTCATCATGGCCTGTTTTGTCATTTCTTTTGACAAAATTTTGCCACTCAATTTATGTATAATATGATAATTGAAACCAATACCAGACTGAAGCAAGTGAGACATTGCAGCTTTATCAAAGTTTGGTCTCTTATCTACTTTACCAGAGCTAACACCATTAAATACGTTACAGAACTCTGTTTCATCAATACCAAACAGTTTAAGAAGCTTCTTACCGTTTGGATTTGTAATCTTTTCTGATTGTATTTCTTTTTTAGTAAGAACAGTCTTGACACCAACGTTAAAGAACGTAGTCGTTCCACCAAGTTTCAAGCTGAGATAGATTGGACCCTTGTCAGTCGTAACAGTAATGTCAGTTACTGATTTACCTACATCGAATCCCGAACCCTTTGGATTGGTTAGCTGGATCTTCGGAGAGAACACGAGAGGACGGCGAGTATTTTCACCACCTACAACATCCACTTTAAACTCTTTTGATTCCGACATTTCATATGTTTTATCAAGA